TTAATAAGAATAACTATGGATATATATCTCCTAGTGATTTTAATTTATTTGCTAAACAGGCTCAGTTAGATATTTTTGACGAATATTTTATAAACTACAATCAACAAATTAATGAGGAAAATGCAAGAGTATCAGGGACAGGCTATGCAGATATAAAACTTGGATATGAAGAGGTAATAGACACGTTTTCTGTAACTAACCAATTGACACAAAACAATAACAATACTTATTTTTTACCATCTACAATAACTACTGGTAATGATTATTATTTATTAACTAATGTTTTATGTAGTTCAGGAGGTGTATACCAGGGGGAGGCAGAAAAAGTAAGTAATACTAAAATAAAATTATTAAATACTTCTTTGTTAACTGGGCCATCAAATCAATATCCAGCATATACACAGCAAGCAGATTTAATTAGTGTATTTCCCGCTACATTTAATGGAGCTAATGATATAGAAGCTACTTACATAAGATATCCTAATGATCCAAAATGGACATACATTACTTTGTATAATGGAGAACCTATGTTTGATCAGACACAAGCGGATTATCAAGATTTTGAATTACCTATTGATGACGCAAACGATTTAGTTTCTAAAATATTACAATATGCAGGAGTTTCTATAAGAGAAGCTGATGTTGTAGCTTTTGGACAATTTGAAGAACAAACTCAAAGTAAAGAAGATTAATTATGAGCTATATAAATCAACAAAAATATTACACTAATGATGGTGTAAACCCGACAGATGCTAATTGGGGATCATATCAATATGTTTCTTTAGCTGACATTATTACAAATTTTTTATTAATGTATGATGGGAATCATTCTTTAGTTAACAATGAAAATAGATATAAAATATTATTTCACGCTAAAAGAGCTATACAAGAATTAAACTATGATGCTTTTAAAGAAATTAAATCTTTAGAACTTAAAGTTTATGATGATTTAAGGTTTGTATTGCCATCGGATTATGTTAACTGGGTAAAACTATATATGTTTCATGGAAACACTTTAAGAGAATTAACTGAAAACATACAGGTGCAATCTGCGGTAGCTTATATTCAATCTGCAACAGCAACTTTTACTTATGATGGAAGTAATAATGCTACAGTTGTGCAATCTGATTTAGACACCACTAGGAAAAGTGGAGCTTTAAATAGTATTTATTTAAATCAAAACAATGCACTTGACGAAAACGGTAATTGTATTGATTGTGATGGCGATGTTTACAACTCTCGAATAGGAGCTAGGTATGGTTTAAATACAGAAACAGCTAACATAAACCCTACGTTTACTATTGATAAAAAAGCTGGTGTTATTAATTTTGATTCTACTATGGCCAACAGAGATTGTGTGTTGCAATATATATCTGATGGTATGGAAAATGGAAACAATTTAGAAATTCAAGTTAATAAATTATTTGAAGATTATGTGTATGCATACATTCAGTATGCTATATTAAATAGTAAATTTGGAGTTCAAGAGTATATTGTCAATAGAGCAAAAAAAAACAAACAAGCTTTGTTAAGAAATGCAAAAATCAGATTAAGTAACATTCACCCAAGTAGATTGCTTATGAATATGAGAGGTGAGGATAAGTGGATAAAATAAAATGGCAAACATTCAAAGAAATTTTGTAGCAGGCCGAATGAATAAAAGCCTTGACGAAAGGCTTATACCTAACGGAGAGTATGTTGATGCTTTGAATGTAAGACTAGGATCTACTGAGGATTCTGAAATAGGTGCTGTAGAGAATTCTAAAGGTAATGTTCAGGTTACATCTTTACAGTATATTAATGGAACAAAACTTAGTTCTTCTGCAAGATGTATAGGTGCTTTTGAAGATGGAGCTAATGAAACTATATATTGGTTTGTACATGACCCAGCTTTTAGTATTGGTTCTACAGGATTTTTAGATTTAATATTATCATATCATGTAATTACAGGAGCTTTAATCTATCATGTAGTAAGTATAGATAACGGTACAGGTTCTAGTACAACTTTAAATTTTGATCCTAATTTTTTAATTACAGGAGTTAATAAGGTAGATAACTTATTGTTTTTTACTGACAACACAAACCCTCCGAGGGTTATAAACATTAATAATAATTATCCTGACCCTGTTGCAAACATAGATCAATTTACAGCAGAAGAAATAATGGTTATTAAAAAACCACCTATTTCTTCTCCAGTTATTACTTTAATTAAAACATCATTAGAAGACGCCTTTATGGAAGACAATTTTATTTGTTTTGCATATAGATACAAATATGCTAATGATGAATATTCAGCTACTTCTCAGTTTTCTGAACCAGCTTATGCTCCAAATGCATTTGAGTTTTCTTCAAACAGTTTTCTTAATGAAGGAATGATTAATAGATTCAACGGAGTTAATATTGTGTATAATTCTGGTGGAGCTTTAGTTACAGGTATTGATTTATTGTTCAAAGAAGCTACTGATCCCACAATTAAAATTATTGAAAGGATTGATAAGACAAATGCTGGGTTATTAAACAATACTAATTACACTTTCACCTTTACTAATAGTAAAATATTTACTGTTTTACCAGAATATGAAATATTAAGATTATATGATAATGTGCCAAGGTTTGCTAAAGCACAAACTTTAATGGAAAATAGATTAGTGTATGGTAATTATGTCGAAGGATATGATTTAACAACTATATATAATTCTCCAGTTGATTTAAGTTATAGCGCTTTACTACAAAGCACTCCTATTTCTTTATCGTCTTTAACCTCAACTTTTTTTCAACAAAGCTATACTGCATTTGGAAATTCATACACTAGTACTGCTAACAGGTTAGATGTAAATTTTTCTGGAAATACAGATAAAATGATTGAAGGTTCAGTATTAAACTTTAGTTTTACTTTTGAGTTAGAGTCTTCTTTTGCTGTAGGTTCCGCTGTTTTACCAAACACAAGTCAAGGTCCAACAACAATATCATGGTCTTATACATTAACTAGAGATTACAACAATACATCTACACCTATTTTAGAATTAATTGCTAATCAAGATTTTAAAGATCAAGTAGGTACAGGAGGGGTTAACGGTACAATACAAACAGTTGTTAATGCCCAAGGTGGTACAGGGATAACGTTTACAGATGTATTTAATAATGCTTTGTTAGCACAATTAGGAAGTGCTGCACCACAATATGATATAAACCAAACTGGAATTACTAACGCTACTCTTGCACCTCCTAATAAAGGAGAAGCTATTTTTTTATCAGGGAGCACAGGTAATGTTTTAAGTTTTGCCTTAATGTGTGCTCAGTACGAAGAAACAGGAACTGGGACAGATTTAATTATTCAGTATTATAAAATAACTTCTGCTGATTGTTCAATACAAGAAGTGGCAAACACTTCTAGTTTACATAGTAATAGAGGATATGAAGTAGGTATTATTTATATGGATGAATTTAACAGAGCGTCAACTGCTTTGGTAAGCACAAACAACACTGTAAACATTCCATGTTCAGCTTCTACATCTAAAAACCAAATTAATGTAACTATTCCCCCAGAACAAAGAGCGCCAAGCTGGGCGACAAGATATAAGTTTTGTATAAAACCAGATAGGGAAAATTATAACACTATATATGCAAGTATTTTCTTTGAGGATCCTAACTCGCAAAATAGTTTTTTATTATTAGAAGGAGAAAATGCATCAAAAGTGCAAGAGGGAGATAGACTTATTATTAAAAGAGATGCAGGTGGTGCTTTGCAATCATGTAGATACGCAACAGTTTTAGAAAAAGCAGTTCAGGTAGCTGATTTTGTGACACCTGCTAGCGGAAGTCCAGTTCCAGGAGGTACGTATATGAAAATGAACGCTCGAGATTTTGATACGCAAGAAGATGTAAACGATATTGTTGATTTAGGTTTATTTAGACGTGTGTCTCTTTTTGATGGTGAGTATCCTGTTGTTTTTTATCCTTTTTATACAACTGCGGGAACAGTAAATACAACTTATGATGTACCTGTAGGTTCAAGGATTATAATGAAAATAGAACAAACTCGTAATGGTACAGGAAATTTATGTGAACAAAGAACAAGTATATTAGAACAAACTTTTATTGCTGATGATACTTATACAGATATGTATCAGTGGTTTTTAGATAGTAATGCAAAATATATTATAGAAAACAATGCTACTACCTTTTCAGGAACTCCAGCTGACCCAGTAGGGAACATTGTTATTGACGGACTAGTTACCGGTGCTGGAGACCCTCAACAGAGCGGCGTATCAAAACCAGAAGCAACTC